TGAATTGTTTTGTACGTCAACTGTTGAAGGTAAAGTATCAGTAGTTATAGGAGTAAATGTATAATAATAGTACTCATTCTTTTGCTGTCTACCTGTAATAGTTGCTGAGATTTGTCCTGTTGGATAGTCAAACCTAAATGTTTCTACTTCTCTTAAAGCATCACTCACATTAACTCCATTAAGAGAAACAAAAGGAATTGATATACCTTCAATAACGAAAGGTGCAATAGGAGTATTATCACTACCGCTTACACTACTACTGTATAGTAAGTTAATGTTTCCTCTTCCGTAGGACTGTGGTCTAGTTTCTATAAATTCTTGTAATGTCATAATTAATCAAATACTGCGTAATATGAGTTACCATGAGTAGCCTCTGTTTCATAATAGATAGTTAATTCCGTATTAGTAGTAATTCTATTCGAAACACTACCTGTTGGGAATTGTTTGTACCAACCTAAGAACGTATTAGTATAGCTTTCTTTAGCTTCTAATGTAAAGAATTCAAATGCATCAAAGTCATGAGTAAAGTGTAGTGATCCTACCGATAATGATCCTGATGATGGATATATCTTCTGAATCGAACCAGATATTGCATCTCCTTCACTACCAGTAGAGAATGCATTATAGAAGTTACCTTGCATTGATGCTGATAAGAATATAACACAAGCAGGTGGTAATGGTAACGATAAGTTAAACATCGTTAAATCAAACGTAACATTAGGTTGTGCTAAGTTAAGGAAAGGGTTATTAGACCCTACTTCACCATCTGTTGATATTAATAACGAACCAGAGAACTCTCCATTATACATAGGGTCCTCAGTAGTCATATTCTTTTGAACTTTACCTAAAGGAGTTACAATGCTATGACTGTGATTCGTAGTATAGCCATAACTACCTGAACTACTAGCCCAACCACCTTGACTACCGGTTATACTACCAATAGACATTGATACATTATACTCTGGTTGAGTTAATGATGCTGATACTTGTGCTGCTTTACTACGGTGTAGTTTATGTGATTGTATTACTGCACCTGTGTTTACTTTTGCTCTTGCAGGTAAAAATTGTTTAATAGTTCTAAATAATGAACTATCAAAATAATTAAGTAACCTTACAAACCCTTTAGGACTTCTTGCATAAACTAATACATCATCCCAATCAAAGTCTGCATTTTGCCATTCATCTAATATATCTTCCCAATTCCAACTACCTGCTAAAACTAATCTACTTTCTTTATCAAGTCTACTATATTTAGTATCTCGTCTATCTCTAGGATCTCCAATCCAATCATCTATATCAAAACTACTAGAAATAGTAGCATCAATAAATTCATTTGATCCTCTTGAAATATCAAACCCAATATCTACTGTATGTAGATCATCGGTATATTTTTTATCTTTATCAACAACTGATGAGTAAAGTGATAAAGTACTACCACTTACGTTACTACCAGTGTTATCTAATCTTATCTTTTCTAAACTACCTGTTGTTGTACTATACTCAGGTCCAAAGAATCTAGTGCTTTCAATTATCTTTCCACCGTGTTGCTTTATTCTTAATATGTTATCAGGTATACCGTAACAGTTAAGTAATGCTCTTAATCCTCTTTCCGTACCTTTAGTTTTCATTAAGTACGGTAAGTTATGGTAGATTCTTTTTTGTATTTCTTTTTGGTAATCGTTTTTAGGTACAGGCTGTAAATGCTCTTTTGCCGTACTGCCTGAGTTAAACGAAGCAGAAGTAGCTATTGACATTGAAGTTATTACTTCACTACCAGTTTGTATAGCTTCACCTACAAATTGAGAAAATACGTTATCGGTATTTTGATTACCAGTAAATAGTTTTATACCGAATGACTCAATTGCTTCTTTAACTAAATCTTTACTTAGACCAAAGTCTAATCTATTATCAGTGTCATACTTATCTGATACTGCTCTAAAGTATATCCATAGATTGTCAAAGTGTTGAGCAATCATCTCTATGAACATTATATAAGGTTCGTTATCAGAATCTTCTTTTATAAACCTTGGTATAGTATTAGTAAGTAAATCAAAGTTTGTATTATCGTAACTAGAAGCTGAAGTTATCAGTTCATTAAAGAATGCTGATGCTGATGTATGACTACTTGGTCTGTTTATATAAGGTTTAGCAGTATTAGTTTTAGGCCAAGATTTACTACCACTACCGAAGTAAAGGAAGTTATCATAATGATCAAAGTTATCTACTAACCCTTTTACTAAGTTTTCATAATATTCAGTACTACCAGATACTCCCGAACCAGAGTACGATGATGATGCTATAGCTACTATACTACTTTCATAAGAATGTATAAGATCTAACTTATACTTAAAGTTTCTTATTCTTTCTTCAGCAGAACTAAAATGAATAAAGTTTTCAAATTTAGTATGGTCTATAGATAATTGAGCTCCAGATTCGTTATATAAACTTCTTAACTCATAAAATGAATTAGTAACAGGGTAACTAAATAGTTCGTTATAATTAAAAAACTCACTAGGGTTATTTTTATCTGCTTCTAACTCTATACCAAAGTTAGGTCCTTTTAGTTTAGGTATCTTTATTTCATCTCCTACTACCTCTGCATCTACACCAAAATATCTTGCATCAGATACTACATTTTCAATATATAGAGTATCGTTAACTGCAAACTCATCTGGTAATGCTTCACCTAATTTAACAACAACTGATAACTCTCCATCAACAGTTAATGTATCTATATTGATTACAGAGTAAAGTTTGTTATCTTGAAAGTTAAGTTTATAATCTGAAAAATAAGAATTATCTAATAAGTTCTTTTTTAACTCTTTAGTTATTTCAGATAATCTTTCGTCTTCTAATTCAAATGTAAGTAATCTTAATTCAGTTCTATCTGAATTTATTTCTTTAATAAAAAATTTAGAAGCAATTTTAGCTTCTGAATATAGATTATCTAAAAAGTTATATAGTAATCTTACATCACCTCTTTCATATCCTAAATCTTTTGCATCTAAGGCTGGGTCTAAATATATGTTTGAAGCTCCATCTTTACCAGCTCCTGCAGAATTTAATAACTGCGTATATTTAGTAAAATTTTGATCAGACTTTAATAGTTGATTATCTAATGAGTATACATGTATTTCTAATTTATTAGACTCTTTCGCAAACAATTGATTGATAGCAAACTGTTCTACTAACTCCTTTTGACTTTCAGGAATAGAAGTTTGCCCAGTTACTGCAGCAGAATCTAAATCAGTTATTGTATACTTAAAGTTTGCCATTAGTCAATGTCTGCTTGTGATTGTTCTAATTCGAAATTTTGTTGTACTAGAAGATTATTTTGCTCTCTTAATGCTGCAATTTCATCTAATAGTGGTTGAATGTCTTCTGTATCTTTTTCGTAGTCTACTAACTTACTACTCTCTTCTATCAATGTTGTATGAGAATCATCCCCTTCAACAGGTATTTCATAATATAACCTTCTATATTGATCAAAAAACTCTCCAATAGTAAGTAATGTATCTTCTTCTACAGGTTGTGTAAATGTTTTGAAAGAATTATCTACTACTTTACCAAACTGTTCTTTGTTAAAGACAGTCTTTTGTATTTTTATTTCATTAGCCATGTCTTACTACTTTAAAGATGTTTTTATTATCAAACACAACAGTGCTACCATTTATAACTGATTTAATTAGAAGCCTGTAATGTCTTTCTGGTTGAAATGAATCCATGTATATGTTAAAGTAACTACTAGTATCGTCTGCACTTATTTTTGTATATGTAGTATCAAAGTCAACTATCATTTCACCGCTAAACTCATCTTTTATACCGTAGTATGAAGTTTCTGGCAACTTAAATTCAGTTAAGTATATTGAACCTGTTGTAAATGTTCTAGTTGGATATTTAGGTCTTGCAGATACTCTAAACTTAACTATATCAGAATCAGCATATTTTTCTTTGCTATTCTTTATTTTAACTGTAGCTATATCTGTATCTAAAGCAGATAAAGAACTACTATATACAGAATCTGCATACTTAAACTCAAGGTAAGGTGGGAAAATAGTGTTTGTGTCTGAACTAAAATACTTCAACGATATAGATTGTGACGTATAATTTTCATACTCATTTTGTAACTTAAGCAGCATTCCATAGTTTGGCAAACTAGAGCTGTAGTGTGATGAAACTATATTGGTTACGTCTATGTCTAAATCGTGGTCTGAAGTTAGGTCATTAGTTTTACTACCAGAAACACCGTTGGTTATAAAATCACCACCTAAACTGTCCCATGCATCTTTACCAGCATTTCTATATTGCCAACTACACCCTGTTCTATTAACTGGTGAATCAGCTCCTCTTCCTGTACCATTGGTCCAAGATTGAGATACTGGGTATGCATAAATTGTATATGCTGCAGGTAACTCACTAGCATTTGCTAATGAAAGATGTAAACTAGCTGATATGCTACCTGTAATAATATTATCTACAGCATTAGTAATGTCTGCAGCTCTGAACTGAATTAGAGTTCTACTAGATCTTCCAACTGCATTATCATCTGGATCTGGATAACCAGCTACTTCTAGTATTTCATCTAAACCAGCATTACCGTACTCACCTGCAACAGTAGGGTTACTATCTAAGTAAGTATCTTTTTCGGGATATATTCTATATACTGCCATCTTATATTGCTGTTACTCTACCTTTTATATCTAAGTCTGGATATTTAACTTCAAAGATACAAGGATCGTAAGAAGGGTAAACTACTCCATCTTTAGTAGCACCTTTAGTATCGTAAGCAAATCCAGAATAATTACCTCCTGCTTTATTTAATACTTCTATTTTCTTAACTGTTTGTACTCCTTTTATCTTATCTAGTATCGTACTTACTTCAGATAAATTTATAGGTTGGTTAATATTTCTTTTCGCAGTTTTAAAATACTCTTTCAATGCTTCAGTACATCTTGTAAGTACTTCTCTTGAAGCAAAGTTAGGTAAAGTTAATACTTGGTATTTTACTTCTATGTTTACTATAAATGCATCTTTTATATCTAATGCATCAGTTATTAACATATATTGCGATAAGTAATTTTTTAAATTAGTCTTTAATGATTGAGGAGCTGCTTGTAAGTTTCCATTTACATCATATGATAGTACATATAATGATAATGCTAAAGGATTCTTATCTAATACACTTCTATCAGAATTAGCTAATTGCTCTCTAGTTACAAATGCTTTTGCAATTGCACCAAATTGTGCAGGCATTGATAATGCTCTTACTGTATAGTCATCTACCGTTACTGCTCTTTTTTGTTCTGCAAATGAACGTAAAGCATTTTGTCTCAGTTCTTCTTTCGTATCACCATCTTTACCACCAGATGCTGCTTTAACATTATTTACTGCTAATGTAGATGATTTAGATGTATCTGTTGCTCTTACTGTACCTATATCTGTTTTATTAATTATAGAACTAGCTGGTACGTTCGAGCCAACTCCTCCACCTGTTAGGTATCTAATAGTTAATGTAGTATTAGAAGGAGCTAATCCGTATGTTCTAGTAAATAGAACGTTAGTAGGATCAAATGCTACATCTAGCTTATTAACGTGATAAGCTGTCGTATATTTTTCTATTGTAGTAGGATCTGGTAAGAACTCATCGTCTCTTGCATCTATGATACCTGAACCAAATTGTATTTGCATTACACCTGTTGATGTAAATCTTGTAACGAATCTTCTAGGTACTCTTTGTAATTGTAAAGTACTTTGTACTAAATCGTTATATGTAGATGAATTGTTTTGTTCTACGAATACAGTATCTTGACCTAAGAAAGGTACTTCTGTCCAACTATCTCCATTACTATCTGTAATATCTAATATTCTAATAATATTATCATCTTCAATAGTTATCGTTTTAAACCTTTCAGCAGACGTAATAACTTCTGTTTTAGTATTAACTGTAGCAGAATATGCTTTACGAGTCTTTTTAAGTTTAAACTGTGAAGGTAAATTAGTACCTGAATCTATAGTTTCAATAGTTACTTCAGTAGGATCATAAGAACTACTAAATTTAAAGTCTATTGAATCATCTACTAAAAATGTAGTTGATAATGCATCATTAGCTCCTACTATTGCTCCACCTGAAACAAATAAAGCTTGATCGTAATTAGGTTCAGTAGTACCTGCAATAGGATCTACTAATTGTGTCCATTCTAGATCAACTTCTGATGCTGTAGTTACTCTTGGTCGGTAACCCATCATGTAAGCTAATGTGTATAAGTTTTGAGGGTTTTGTGCATGCTGCAAAAACGTCTCTTGTAATTGAGTATCTTGGTAAAACGATAATACATCTCCTAAATACGATGCCATTTCTATGAACATCATTCCTGGTGATGTAGCAGAAAAGTCATTATATGAATCAGGAAAATATTGTTTCGCAAACTCAACTAACTGAGACTTGAAGTCAGAAAACTCTCTATTGATATATTTTATGTCTCGTTGTTCTGCCATTATTGTTCAAAATTAATTATAAGTTCGTCTTCGATATTTGTATCTTTAACTTTATATGATAAAGAAAACTGTACTGAGTTTCTATCTGGATCTCCTACTGTCTGTATATTTACAGGTTCTACTCTAGGAAAATAAAACTCTAAATCTGCTCTTACTAAAGCATCTATTTGTTTTACTTTATCTTCTGTTAACTGATCAAATAATAAGTTTTGTAAAGCATTACCAAATGCAGGGTTTAAGTATCTTTCTCCTCTAGCGGTTAAAAAGTAATTAATTAGATTGTTCTTTATAGCTTCAGCAGAAGTAAAAGTAGAGTTAAAAACTGCAGTACCTGAAAAAGGTAGCTTAACTCCTATTGCCTTCCTTGGTTGAAGGTCTAATGGATCTATTTTTTTAACCTCAAATGGCATATTAACTTAATACTCTTTTACTTTTCTTATTTGCTAGATCTAATACATCTTTAGCTTTAGCTACAAAGTCTAATTTGCTTATATCTATACCTGGCATTGGTCCTGAGCTTTCAGTCATTCCCATTTGTTTACCCATAGATGAAGCAAAGTTAGGTTTTGATATTTGCCCTGAACCAAAGTTCTTTGCATCTTCACCTGACATCGTTGCTGCTGTCTGTTGTAACATTTCATCTAATGTTGCACTTCTACCTTTAGACCACCTTTTAGGTTGGCCTTTTGGTACTTCTGTCATTCCGTTAGTTGCTTTTGGTGTTGGAGTACTAGCAATTTTTACTGCTTCGTTCATTACTTCTTGTAACTCCTCCTTAACTGCGGCTCTAACTTCTTCTCGTATGATTTTTCTTAATTGATCGAGTTTCATATATATAAATAGTTTAGTTATGGAAGTTGATTGTCTATTCTAAATTTTAATTCCTCTATTAGTACTTTAGTAGAAGAACTAAATGATTTCGGACCTTTTAACACAACTACTCCGTTAGGAGCAATAGCTACTGCAAATCTACGAGGAGCAATAGCAGGTGACTTTGGGTCCAATTGAATCTCTAACTTGTAAACTATACCGCTATCTGAGGTATAACTTAGGTCAGGATTGTCTATTTTATCTAAATCCTCAATGTCTTTAAATGTATCTAATAAGTCTTTTATATTATCCTTTACATCTTTAGACACCTCTCCACTTCCATTCAGAGCGTTGAGGGCATTTAATAAGTTTGAATTACTACTTACGTCATTTCCATCTTTATCTTTAACAGTATCAACTTCTTTACCAAAAAAGCTTCCGTCTCTATTCAAACTAAAATCTTTAAATAATGTAGGTCCTGTATTAGAGAATATATACTCTCCTCTATCATTTACAATACCTAATTCGTTTAATGTTCTTTCTCTTAATCTTCCTGCATTTACTTCTCTTCTTAACACTCCTTCTAATCTACATCCGTTTGCAACTGTAGATACTCTACCTAATGTTCTAGAAATAACTCCTAAGTTAGTTGCAGGAGTTTGAATTACTTCTAATATACCGTTTGCATCATCAGTACCTTGTTTAATCTTTTCTTTTGCCATATGTAAAAGGTCTGCTTGTATCATAGAGAATGCTACAGGTAAACCAAATCCAGGAGGTACAGATTGAGGTATGGGTAGCTTTTTTATAATTTTTAATATTATTTTTATAGCTACTATTAACGTCATAACAGTTTGAGCAAGTTTTCTAAACTTCTTTATCTTTCTGTCTATATTATTAACCCTATTACTTAATGTATTTACTTTCTGTACTAACCTATTAGCTTTAGGTAAACTAGGGCAAGCATTTCTTCTTACGTCTTGTATAGTTTCATTTACTAAGTCATAAGCTTTATCAGCTAACACTCCTTGCAAATTACCAACTTGTGTTGCTATTGCACCTACTAATTTTGATTCTGGTATATTAACGTAAGGCATTATTCAGTAAATACTTTTTTAGATGTTAATAGTTTAATTTGAGATTTTAACGTCTTTATTGCAGGTGTTAAAGCTTTAGCAGTTGCAACGTTAGCAGCAACGTATGCTGGTGGTGCTGATGGTTTACCTAAACTTTTTAATAATGTGTTTAAATTATCAGTTAAGTTAGTTAACCAATCTTGCAATGTAGTACCTAATATTACAGGTTCATCTTCTCTATTTAAAGCTGCAGTACCTAAGTATATCTTTTTACCATCTAATGATACCATATCATCTCCATCTATGTGTATCTCTTTTGACGCTAAACCTATATATTCGTTAGCAGCGATAAAAGCTCCTTCTTCTTTTGCATTAAAGAATAACCTACCACCGTTTATAAGTACTTGATCTCCTTTATAAGCAGCTGCTAAGTCAGCTGGTTCTTTCCAAGAGTTAGCAGTTTTGTTAGCTTCATCTAAAGGCACAGTGTGATCTGATACCATATAGATAGAACTACCATCTTCGTTTATATCTTCAGTTGATAGAGAAGTACCATCATCTGGTTCCTTCATATTATTTTTTACAATAATAAAAGGTTTACCATTATTACTATCGTCTGTAAGAGTATTATATGTTTGTTTGGTCCCACTTAATCTAATGGTGTTACCATGTCTACCTGATAATAAAACGTCTCCAGGAAATGTTTGTAATGGAGCTATTTTATCGTTTTCTTCGAAATCATCACCGAATTCAGGGTCATTACCGTCTTGTGCGGTATCAGGATAAATGTTATGGTTAGGATGATTCCATAAACCAACTATTGATATCCAGTAGTTTTTAGTAGCCGAAGGGTTTAATGTTCTAAATTCAGATGGTAATGAACTAACTACTACTATTTCGTTCTTAAGGGGTAGCTGTATATTATTAGGATTTGCACAATAAGCAAAAGGAAGTTTTGCATCTTCATCTTGACTCATAGGGGTAGATAAGTCACGATAAACTATACCATTTATAGCTTGTGATCTACCAAATTGGTCCCAGTAAGGACTTGATTCATCTAATACTACGTCAACTACTCTAACAAATCTAAATGTAGCAGAGCTTCCTCCAAATACATGATTGATTGCACTAGCTAGGTGACTACCACCAAAATTAAACATCCTCTTCGGTATCTTTGTTTTTGACTTCTTCTATCTCTTCTTTTGTCTCTTCTTGCTCTTCTAAAAGATCTTGCAATTCTGAAAAGTCAAACATATCACTGCCATCACCTTTAGCATTAGCAGACTCTATTCTCTGAACAATAGTAGCTAATTTGATGAGTGCTTCATCGTTCTTAACACCTATCTCCATATACTCTTTTATCATAGGTACTATAAGAGTAGCATCTCCTATATTTTCTATAAGTGGTTTTAACTCTCCTATCAAAGCTTTAACCTGAGCTCTAGTAGTTGTTGAATTACCGTGTATTTCAGAAAATAGATCAGATAGAGTTTTTCCGTCAAATATTTCTTTATCTAAACTCATTAGTTCTTTTATTATAAATAGACTAACGCAATTTATTGACGATAAGACCTTGTTCGTGCAGTATAATATACTTGTCGTAGAACTTAGCCTTTAGTACGTTTACTACTTTGGTAAGTAAAGGAGTTTCACAATCAGTCATCTCTCTTATATAAATGTAGAGAGCTTTCTTTCTAAAGATTTCTAGATCATTTCTAGTTCTAAATATAGTCAATACTGCATCAGCTATCTTTCTTTCTGTCATCTTAGGAAACATTTCCTCTAATATCTCATACATCTCTTCAACCCATAGGTCTATAAACTTACCTAATGTTATGGCATCTGGATGAACCATCTTTTCGACTACTTTATTATCGTAAGACTCTTCTATATCAGCAAAAGAACCTACTTGTTTAAGTCTTTTATAGTTTTTTGCGTTATAATTTATTAACCAACGTTTAACTATTGTACCAAAATAAGAATATGCCTTTGCTCCGTTAGTAGGATCAAACTTCATAATCTTTTGTTCTAATAAAATAGAAACTATTTCGTGTTTAAGGTTTTCTATTGCATCAACATCCGTGTAGTAAAACTTGAATGTATGTATAATGTTCTCTGCTAACTTATAAAAAGGAAAGTAGATGTGTTCTGTAAAAATAGCGTTACGATACTCTGGGTCAGTCGATTCGTTATACTTAACTATGTATTCTTCTGTTTCTTTTGTAAAATAATTAGCCTTGCTTTTCTTTCTGGGCATTTGTAAATCGGTCTAGTTCGTTTTGAACTTCTTTTAATTGTTCGAAAAAATAACCGACCTCGTCATCTGACTGAAAAACCCCACGTTCGTCAAGTTGATTAAGGTGCTTTTGTGAATCTACTATTGTATCTTGGATATTTACTAAGGTATCTTCTAATTTCATTACTTGATCCTCATATTTTTCCACTTTCAACAGTAGGTTTCTTAAAATATAGACAAAAATAACTCCGGAAACAACTAAAACTGCAATTATTATGTTATATGTTGTAAAAATATCCGCCATTATAGGTTTTTAAGTGTTTTTGCTAATGAATCTGATGACTGAACTCTTTTACCTGTGGTACTTTCTGATCTTTTTGTAGTAGGAGTGGTAGAACCACCGTTTCTCTTCCAAATATCGTATTCTGCTTTGGAAGCTAGAAAGTCTGCACTGTGTAAAACCGAAACTAAAGAGGTCTTTTGTCTGGAAGCCTCTTGATAACTAAAGAAATAGGCTTTATTTGCTTCATCAAACACACCATCATGTAATCTTATACCTAAAAACTCTTTTAAACTTACTGGAATTGCATTCTTCTGTAATATAAACAAGGATCTATCTGGAATAAGCATGAAATCTAAGTCTGAATTGTTAGTATACATTTCATTTAACTTATCTCTTCTCCATTTATCGGTCTGAGGTAAGTAATTTACTCTATCTCCATCACCTAATTTACCTAAGTCGTGAAATAATGCAGCAAAGACCAGCTCTTCTTCGGTGTAATCTATTGTTCCACCCATCTCTTGATATAACCTAGACTGCTTTACTGCATATTCCACTACTCTATTTACATGATCAACATATCCACCCTGGAAAGCATTATGATACCAAGATTTACCACTAGCTGGTGCTAGAGCATACTCTTCTTGGAATGAATCGATCATAGATAAAACCTTATCCTTACGGTCGGTAATATAAGTTTCGACTATTTTTAAGTGCTTTTCGTAGTTTTTTTGGATTTGTTCCTTTGACAATGCCATATATTTTATTTATTTATTAATTATTATATATATTTATATACTTATATATTATCTTATATCATATATCTTATATAATCTATTAATATATCTTAAGATAATAATAATTTCTCAAAGTATCAACTATTCCACAATAAACTTTTGGATAAAGTTGTCTTTGACTACTGAATACTCCATTGCATTCCATTTTACCTTCATTGCAATAGTGATAGTATCACCTATCATTTGAGGAGTAAACGGTCCAACTACTCTTCTACTCTTCAATACTCCATTCTTCTCTGAAAATAATATAGTAGTAGGTTGAACTATGTTAACTTCTATACCTGCAAATTGAGTAAGAGGTAAATCTACCCATTCGCTTGGTAATGGATTACCCTGTTGAGTCCAAGTCCCTGTGAAAGGCTTAAATAAAGGTTGCGTCATAATCAAGGTATCGCCTATGATCCACGAGGTGTCGCTATCAAAGTTGGCCTCAACATATGAGTAATCATTAATTCTATATTCCGGAGATAATACATCTGCTTCTACATCTATGATGAAGTAAGGTAGGTATTCTCTAGACCAATCTAGTTCCATATGATAATAACCATTACTATCTAAAGTAGTAGGAAAGATCATACGTGCATTACAATCGCCGGACAGGCAGGTGTCGGGTGCAATGGTGTCTTTTTGACAAGATAGGAGGCTCGCCGCCGCAAAAAGCGCAAGTCCCCACGAAATTTTCTTTTTAAACATAATTTAAGTATATATCATCAACCTCTTTTTGTATATCCAGAACTACACTATTATGTAGATCATCATAACCTCCAGCCGTAACCACACCCAACCCATCATATAGGCTTATAGTAAGATCTACTTGTGTGCCATCTATATCGGTTCTGAATCGTATATCGTTATCTTCTGTGTCGTGTATACTATGTGGATATTTAGGCAGTAGTCTCTCTAGGAGCAGAGCTCTAGTCTGAGGTATATCAGTAGACTTTGAATACGACTCCATATTAAAATAACTTTAATTGATTACCTATCTTACTATTTTGAATCTTATAAGCAGCCTCTATCTTTCTAGTAGGCTTAAACTTATTACTATTCCAATCCATTACCTCTCCATCTTTAATAGTTAAAGCATGCTTGGCTACAGTCACAATATAGGTACCTTTAGGATGATCTTCTATAAAAGACTTTAAAGTTTTCTTTCTATATATAACTTCATCATATAACTTATATACGTTCTTTGTATGACTCTTACCCATAACTGTAACGCTATATGTATTATCACCTATAACCATACCGTCTCTCTCGTAGTTAAACATTTGAGCAACTATATTTTCATTAGGAGTACCTTTCTTATCAGGTCTTCCAAAGCTTGATTTAGCTTTTTCATGAGCAGTTTCATAAGCACTACCAGTAGCGACAGCTAATGCTCTAACAAAACAGTCATTTTTTTCGTTTTTTGCAAGATTCGAATCAAAGGACGAATAAGCCTTATTTACATCTAAATACATAACCTTTATTTAATTAATTATTATACCTTAATATAGGTACTTTTCCAATGGGAAACAACTTTTCCCTAAGTTTTTTCTGTAACTTACTTAGATTAATTGTGGAACTCTATAGTTTTCTAGTAATTCTACGTAGTTTTTAACTATTTGACACTTTTCATACTGTTCCAAGCCTTCATAATAGAACATCAAACCTTCTAACATATAGATTTTATGCATTAATTCATAAGAATCACCGACTTGATACTTTTCTTCAAAGTGTTTTTTATCGATTCTACTAAGATATGCTAGTAATCTATTGAAATACTTGTATTGAATAGTCTTTCTAGTGGCTTTATACTGCTTTGGGTATTGATGCATATACATTTGGTCCATAATCTTGTAGTTTTCTAGACCTTTTACCACCATATTGATAAGAACATATGGGTTAGACAATTCCTCTTCCATACCGTACTCTTTGTAGATATGTTCATCACCTTGTTCAAAGATAGAAAATAGAGTATTTTTGTCTAATGGTTGCATATTCATAAATATAGAAAAATCTCCCCGAAAAAAAAATCGGATATTAGTAGTTTCTTAACCAAAAAGTTCTTATATTATTATATATGTTTAGTTTAGCTGCAATAGCGTACACAATTACATTTGTATTCTTTACCATATTTAAAGATTACATTATTAATATAAATTTTCCTCATACCTCCGACGAGAGAAAGTCTTATATTAACAAAAGATGGATAGTATTCTATTTAGTTGGACTGGTCATATTATTTTTCTATTACTGATGAGTAAAGATAGAATGAGACTTGTAGACTACTTAGTATTATTCCTCCTACTAATGCTAATGTTTATGGCTGCATCTTGTACTCCTGAAACTGATGTATGTGAAAAAGGTGAGAGAAATAATGGTGTAGTATGTACTGAGATATATCAACCTGTTATTGCTCCTGATGGTACTGAGTATCCTAATGCTTGTTATGCAGGTGTTGATGGATGGGATAATAGTTGTTTGAAACTTAAACCAATTTATGATTGATCATTTAAAGAAGTATTTAGGTTGGTATGTATTGATACCTTCTATATATTTAGGTTTTGTAGAAGATGGTTTTATGTTCTTTGTAGCATTACTTGTACTTCTTAA